TCCGCGAGATGCCGTAGTCGAACTGCGCGGTGTCCCTCAGGCTGCGGTATTCCAGCACCGAGGAGATGTTCGCCTGAGGGAACGGCACCCGGTCGGTCCTGGCGATGATCGTGCCGGGCGGCAGCGACGTGTGAACCTCGATGGGCACCTCAACGCCGCCGGCGGGGGCGTTGATGACCTGCCCGACCCGGCCGCCTGCGGTGACATTGACACGGCCCGCCGAGTCCGTGTTCAGGTAGGTCGTGGCGCTGGTGCTGCCCAGGATCAGGTTCGCGACTTCCTGCGCCTGTGCGGCGTTCACCATGAGCGCGGTCGGGCTGGCCTTGATCTGCGTCCACAGCGGCTGGAACAGGTACTGCTCGATCTCGGTGATCGTGCCGCCGGTGAGGGTGAGCGGAGCGCCGTTGAGGGAGGTGAACACGGACGGGTTCGCGGTCCCGGAACCGGGTGTGCCCCACTGGCCGGTGCCGTTGTAGTCGCCGGACAGGCTGGCCATGAACCCGTCGTAGTCGTTGGCGTTCGCCGACCCGTTGTCGGCGGTGGACAGGTAGGTGGGGATCGAGTTCTGGGCGCCCTGCCAGGTGGTGGACAGGTCCGGGGCCAGTGTCGAGGACGGCAGCGCGTTGTTCGAGGTGATCACCGACGTCATGGTGACCGTGTTGGTGGTGGTGGTCGTGTAGTAGTACCAGGTGGTGCCGTTGCTGGACTGGAACCAGTCGTAGGCGACGGCGCCGCGGAGTGCGGTGGTGGTCGCGGTGATCGAGTTGGTCGCGGTGCCGGAACCGGACGCACCGGACGCGGACGCGCCCCTGGAGTTCCCGGAGCCGTAGTAATAGCCGCTGCCCGTCCTGCCCGCGACACCCACGTACACGGTGGTCGACGCGGCGATCGAACCGCCCGTGGTGACCTGGGTCAGCGTCGGCGCGGTCGCGGTCTTCAGCGCGAACGACTGCCCGCCAAGAAGCTTCCGGTCATCGCCGATCAGCACCTGGTTGAGGATGTTGAAAGTTGCAATAGCGAAAGGGTCTCCGTAACCCTTGGCCAGGTCAAAACTGTCTTGCGTCACCAAACCAGCGAGACCCGTCGGCTTGTACCGGGCCTGGAAATCCTGCTCCAGGAACACAGCCTCATTGGCCGCGTAGTCGAAGCCCATGGACAGGTCCGGCTGCGAGTTGGTCAGGTTCATGATCGCGCGCCAGACCGCATAGGGATTCCCGTCAGGGGATGCGGTGCGGGCCACGATGTCACGGAACGGGGTGACCACCGGGATCAGGGTGACAAGGCCGGACAGGTCATAGGAGTAGATGCCGGTTGATTCGAGGATGCCCGTGGTCTGGGCTTTGGCGATGTTCGCCAGGGTCTCCTCGGTGACCTGTGCGAGCGGTGCGCTCACAGGTACCTCCAAAGCGAAAGCCCCCGGGCGCTGAGCGCTCACGGGGGCGGGGAAAGAATGTCAGGGGTGCGTGCTAGGGGCTACCGGCGGCGGATGTCCGCGAGCCGGTCGATCGCCATCGCCTGCATCTCGTTGAACGCCTTGTTCTGCTCCTGGGCGGTGCCGTGATATAGCGTGCCCTTCAGCTCCTGCGCCTTCGCGACGTCGACCGGGGCGCTGCCCTGGTCCTGGCCGCGCAACGTGCCGGGCGGCGGGGTCTGCCCGTTGGTGAACACCTTCGGCATGGCGGGCTCGCTAGCGATCTCCTCGACACGGCCCTTCAGCACGTCGATCTGCCCCGTCAGCTCACCGATCACCGTCGCCTGCTTGGCGACGGTCTCCTCGTGGCTGGCGCTTTGGGCAGCGAATGCGGCCTGCATCGCTTCGGAGACACTCTTGGTAACCGCTGTAACGAAGTCTGGGGTGTCGCCCGGTGCGGTCTCGCTGGCCTCATCCGCTGCCTTGGCGACGGGGGCGTCAGCGGGTGTGCCAGCATCGGCGGGGGACTGCGGGTCCGTGTCATCCACCGGCGGGGTGGGGTCGGGCTCCGGGTCGGCTTTGCTGCCCGCACCGCTGACCGGGGTGATCGCGGACGGGTCGACGATGCCGACGAGGTTGCCGTCCTGGTCGAACACGGCCTGCATCGACGGCTTCCCATCCGGGGGCGCGTCCGCTTTGGCGACCTGCTGGACGATCTGACCCGGGTCGACGAGGCCGGCCTGGGTGCCGTCCGCGGCGTAGACGTACACGGCGGAGCGGAGCGCGGACTTGGCGACCTCACGGGCAGCCTCAGGTGCGGGCGCGGCGTCCGTCTTGGCGACCTCGGTCACCACTTCGGGTGCGGCGGGCGCTTCTGCCTTCTCCACCGTCTCGGGAGCGGCCTCGGTGTCGGTAGCGGCCATGGCCGTCTCCTTTTCCTTCGCGACCAGCAGGCCGCTATCGGTTGCTTGCGGTGCGGACGGCAGTGACGCGAGCACGTTTTGCAGGCTGGCGGCGGCGTCACGGATACGCGCCTCGTTCGCCGAGGACAGCACCCGCCCGGACTTCGCGATGGCCGACAGGCCCTCAAGCGTGTCCGCCTGCCCCGGGTCGAACGCGGTCATGGCCTTGCCGATGGCATCCATGTCTTCGGCGCCGAGGGTGGATTCGGCCTGCTCACCGACCGCGAACGAGGCGAGGGTGTCGATGGCGAAGTCGATGGCGCACATGGCGTCTTCGAGGTTGAACGCGTTGCCGGCGTCGTCGGGGTCGGCGGTGGCGGCCTCAACCATTTCCCGTTCGGCCATCACGGCGAGGGCGTTCTTCAGCCGCACCGCGATGCTCGTCCACTTCTGGGCGGTGGCGGCGTCGATCGCCTCCCACGCGGGGCTGCCCGGGTCGGTGGCGTCACCGGGCGCATCGTCGTCGGGTTCGGCGAGCGGCGTGGTGAGGTCCATCCCGTCGCTGGCGTCCGGGTCGCCGTCGAGGTCGGGGCCGATGTCCTTGACCACTGGGGCCACGTCACCTGCGGTCTTGGACACGCTGTCTCCCTTGAGGCTGCCGTCTGAGTTCCAGTTGTCCGGGATCTTCGACGAGGCGCCGAGAGACTTTGCCCGCGAGATGATGTGCTTTCGTATGGCCCCATGGCTGGAGCCGCCACGGCCGACCGCGCGGATGGCCTTGGTCAGGTCCGCCTCGTTGGCGATGGGGTATGACCCATTGCTCATCGCGGCCCCGGTCCCGGCCTTCTTCTTGCGGTCGGCGGTGTCGTTCTTCGCCTTCTGGATGGCCGCTGTCTGCTGCAGGATCTCCGCGCCCGTGAACGTCGCCTCGGCGCGCTCGGAGGCCTTGTGGATGAACGCGGCCATCGACGCCGGGGAAGCGGTCACCGTCACCGGGCCATCAGGCGTGGGCACTGGGGCGGGTTCGGCCTTGGCCACGAGGTCGCGGACGTAATCCGCGTCGAACAGGCTTGGGCCATCCTCGGCGCCCTTCATGATCAGGAACCGGGGGATGCCATTCGCACCTTTTCCAACAAGATCCACCCTAGGTATGTCAGCATCGTACAATTCGGTCAGTTCATCGTCGTCGAGCGGGGTCGCCATCAGGCCTCACTCCCGTCCCTGCGCCGCCTGCGCGCCTGGCCCTGCGGTGATAGCCCCGTCAGCCTGCCCTGCTGGGCCAGAGACCAGCTCCGCTCGTCCAGAATCATGCCGATGAGCCAATCGCCTTTGGTGACCACGATGCCGTCACCGAGATCCCACGGGTCGCCTCTCCAGATGTACGACTCGACCACGGTCGCCGCCCCGGTCGTGCCATCCAGATGGCCGACGCCCACCTGCGGGTTGCCCTTGGCGAGATAGCCGAACGCGGCGCGCTCCAGCTCCGCCTCGGACACGTAGTCGCGCCCGCCGTCCGCACCCCTGGTGATGCGCGGATCCGGCCCGGCCTTATAGGCAATTGACAAGACATACCTTTGTGGCTCGTCAGGCACAGCGCGTCACCGCCTCACCTGTCACGATGACGGGATGACCGACGAGACACAGATGGACCAGGCGGCGGCGGATGATGTGCTCTTACTGCCGGACTGGCTGATGGCGGCCATCCGGTCCGAACTGCTCACGGACCCGGACGACGAGGAGCCCGGGGACTAGTCGCGCTCGGTGTCGATCTGCTCGTGCCGCACCTCACCGGTGACGGTCGTCTCACCGGCCACGGTGTCCTTGGACAGGCGGACCCGCTCCACCGGCACCGTCTCCTTGGTGATCACCGGACGTTCCGCGTGCAGGGTGATCTCATGCTCGGCGG